TCATCTTCATTTAACAAGTTCCATTCATGTTTCAAATCGGATGCGTATATTTGAGAATCGTTTCGTTCATCAAACACCAATTCATCATCTTGTATTTCGTTAATTGTTTTCATATTCACACCTCGTTATCCACAAACAATTCTTTGATTTCATCACCGAATAATTCAATAGCACGTTCGGCATCTTCTTCGTTTTTGAAATAACCAAAAGTGGCAATCCTGTTTGCGTAATTCACTGAGTCAAGCACTACTTTTGAATCGATAATTTCTAGATAATATTTAGATTTAAAAGAATTTGACCAATCAGGCTTCCATCCATCGTTGCATTCATCTCTGAACGCTCTGAATCGTGTTAGTAAGTTTCTGCGTTTCGATTCTAGTTCGGTTGCTTCTTTAGTTTGGAAGGCGTTACCTTGTGAAAATCTTTTTTTATCTACAGAACGTCCATCCCACTCAAATTTATAATCGCTCCCACTATCATCTAATAAATAATATTCATCCCCATCTTCATACGGGCATTTCATTTCCCAATCATCTTCTTTTGGGTAGAATAATTCATTCAGTGCTTCGCCTATTGATTCGATGAACTTGTTAAACCCTTCGCCGATTCGTTTCAATTCTTCCATTAGATTTTCGTTTTCGTTTTTATCGTCCATATTTCATCCTCCTTTATATCTAGGATCCGTTTGCTGCCTTCCCACACTTCTCTATATGTTTCCCATTCGCCTATGCCTTGATATAGAATCTCTCCAGCTTGTTTCAGCACAACTTGCTCGCCATAGTGTCCATCGACTTCGATTGGTCCGTGTTTCTTTTCATAAGCTTTGATAATTTCATCGATGTTTAGTTTCGTTTGAATCAATCCTCCTCGTCCAAATCGTCCCCATCGTAGTCGCTTGTGTCTATGAAGTCGGGCTTGCTCGCCTCTATTCCCATTTGTACTCCCGAGAAATACAAGAGAGCTTCATAATCACTTTTGAAAGATGGGTTCACACCAAGGAAGTTGAGAACGATACTAAATTCGGGAATGAGTTCTCTGAATCCTTGAGCTTGAAGAATCGTGATGACCGTTTGGACATCTTTTTCGATTTGTCGCATATCCATTTGATTCATCTCCTCCTAAGTCGCACTCATAAGTCCACATTGCTCGAGTGGTTTTTCTAACTTCCGAGGCTTCATCATAGTATTGTTACAATCTTTTAATGCGATAGCCTCTACGGTCTTGATAGCTGTTTCGAATCCAAGTAGAAAAGCGAATCGTTCATTGTAGTTCATCTCTTCTAGCTGACCATAGTTGATATCTTCTTGGAATTGCTTCAACGCTCTGTCATACATCGACATATCTTTGTATTTACAATGAGCCACAATTAAGTAATACACATCGTCTTTTAATTTATCGAATGACGCTTGCTTCTCGTTCATTTGCTATCACCCTTTCACTTTCCAACGGCTGAACACCTCTTTTTGTCTTTTGTTCATCCTTAAATTTTTCCTAGCTCTTTCGCTCTCTATTTTACGAATTACACTTTTAATTGGTTCATATATAACTCTAGTCTTCTTTACGACTATTTCATTTCCTTGGTTGTCTA